TAGAACTACTAAATGTTGCTATTCTATCATTACTACCATTAGCTACTGCTGATACTGCACCACTACTTTGAGAATCTACATATGCTTTAACACTTTGTTGAGTAGGTACATGACTAGCACTATCAGAAGACATATTATCTTCATCTTTAGTTGGTATTCTTGCAATATTTAATGTACCAGATACTACTTTATTTGCAGGAATATCATCTACCAATGCTAAATCGCCTAAACCTAAATCACTTCTTGTTTCAGTTGCATTTCTACCTTCAATAGTATTAGCATCTGTAAACTTAGCAAAGTCATTATCTACTGGTGTTCCACTTGTATCTACTAATCCACTAATTCTACTAGTTACGTGGTCATAAATAGCATTACCAGTAGCTAAAGTTGTAGCACCATCTGATACTGCTGCAGTTGCTAAATGTCCACTTACAATACCTAAATTACTTCTTGCACTACTAGCACTAGATGCTCCAGTACCACCATTAGCTACCGCTAAATCAGTACCAGACCAATTTGAATTATTAATAGTAGCACTACCACCAATAGCTGTTAAACCAGTAGCTGCAGTAGAACCATCACCAACATACAATGCATTAGTATCAGTTTTATATATTAACTCACCCGCAGCTGGTGTACCAGCATTTGAGAGGTTAGTACCTCTTTTTATTTTAATCGTATTTGACATCTAACTCCTTAGAATGTACCGCAATCAATATTGGAAGATACAAGATTTACACTTAAATCTCCTAATGAATAACCATTAAGACCGACACTTACTACTCCAGTACTTTCGTGTGGCGCTAATGTTAAGCTATCATAAAATTTCCAAACACCATCTGTTGCATCTCTAAATAGTCCAGCATATTTTGTTCCAGAAGATACATATTTACCATAAATTCCTATATCTGAAGCATCACCAGAATTGTCTTTAGCTAATGCTAGAGCTACATCTCCTACTTCAACTACTGTAGAATCTACTGTCGTAGTTGTTCCACTTACAGTTAAATTACCACCTACAACAACATTACGAGTTGTAGTTAAGTCTCTAAAACCTGTAACATCTTTATTACTATCTACAACTACTGCTTTGGAAGCTTGTACTGTACCTGCTGTAGTTACATCTACGTAATTTAATTCAGCTGTAGTAGCAGTAACTCCATCTAGTTTATTTAATTCAGTAGTATCTAATGTAGCACCATCTAATATATTTAATTCAGCAGCTGTGGATGTTGTAGCTAAGCTAACTACACCATTTGTTGCATCAAAATCAGCATTATCAAACGCAGCTACACCAAATGTACTACCATCATCATCAGCTTTAGGTATTGCAGCAATAATATTTGCTTGTATATCTTCTACTTGAGCAGAACCATCTGAAGCTTTACCACCTATGTAAAGTTTACCACCAGCACCATTATTGTTATTATATCCTAATTCACCATACGTAATATTTGAAGTACTTGGTGCCGAAGTACTTGAATGAGAATTACGTTTGATTTGTATTACATTTGCCATTATTTTCTCCTATTGACGTTAAAATGCTCCTCCGTCTATTCCCCTCGTTTCTGCAAAATCTTTTACTGCTGCTGAAGTTGGTAATGTTGCATCATTATCATTTGAAGAAATTCCTTCACTTTCAACAACTAGTGTTGCTCCTTTTATATTATCTACTTCTAAATTGCTAATAGTATTACTATCAGCATCAATTGTTTTGTTTGTATATGTTTGTGTAGCATTTATTGTAGCTGCTCCATTTAAAGCATCTCTTACATTAGTTGCAGTACTATTATCTAAACTTACAGGTATTTCACTAGCATCAATACTAAAACTATCTTGAACTTTACTAGCATTTTGTACCCCTACAGTTTTTGATACATTATTGTTTTGTAAAGAAGTTTTTACTGCGCTATTACTATTTACTTTTACACTAATAGCCATTATGCCACCGATGCCGTAAATGTATGTGTTAATTTAGTTGCAGCTTTAGAAATATATACATCTCCTTGTATGTGCCTTACCCAAGCATCTGCTGCTTGGTCATCTTTTTCTACTAAATCCCAATGCCCTTCAAAGTCGTCATCAAAATGTTGTATAGCTTCAGCTGGTAATGTAAGAACTACTGTTCCGTCACCTCTATCAGCAACTATATCAAAGTGTACTTCGTTTTGACTTCCTGATGCCCAAACATCATTAGAAGCTGCTGTTCCATTTACTCCACTACCAGTTTTACCTGGTCCAGTAAATGCACTATGCTTATAATCTTTTACAATTACAGCTGCATACTTATGATTAGTAGTCATAGTATGTGAACTATCTAATGTAATAGTCATTTGAAAATCTGCATTTTGTTGCAATTCTATATCTGCGTATTGATTTTGTGAAATCATTTTTTACTCCTAATATAAAAATATTACATTATTTGAACTTGATTTACTAGCTGCGATTGGATATATATGTCCAGCCAACAACCCTGTAAATGTTACGGCTACATCGTTTACTGTTAAATCGTAATTACCAGCAACTTTTACGTATATTGCTCTACATGTATCTTGGTCATTAGTTGTTGCTACAACTGCGCTTATATATGGTGCAACACTTTCTTGAACCTGATAATCATTTATGCCTTTTGGGTTCGCCATTGTTTTCTCCTATTATTTAACTGCAAAAGCACTCATAGGTTTAGCCATGAATACTTTATTTTTATTACTTTCATTATCTGCTACTTTTTTATAAAACTCTCGCATATAATATTCTTTTAAATCTATATTTCCAGCTCTTTCTGCTAATTGTGCTTTTACAAAACACACTACCGCTAAACTTAATATTCTATTTAAATTCACATGAGTACTTTCATCTGGTGAATTATTATCATTTAAACTAGCATTTGCTGTAGTCTCAGGGTCTTCATTAACAAAAGGTTTTTCAATTGCAGTATATTCAATACGTAACCCTTCAGTAATATTTTCATCTGGATATACTAAAGGTTCTAAATCGTCTCCTCTTACTCTACCCTGTGAATCTATAATACGACTAGCATTTCTTCTAACCCTATATAATTTTAAATATTTACCTGATTGTATGTAGGCAAAATTTCTATGTGTATCATAACTCATGGGTTTGTGTCCTCAGTAATCAATGGTTCTTCTGCTAATCTTCTAATTCTTTTATACTTGTTATCATCTTCAGTATCTTTTACACTAATAGTTTTTATTGCTATTAATCCTTTAGGCAAATCATAATCTCTAGTGTTTTTAACAATATTAATTTTATCTACTTTAGTATTTATTTCAGCGTTTGATTGTATCTCTAATATTGCATCCTTAATATACGCAATTACTAAATTAGTATCACGTGTATTTGCTCTTTCCATAATTTCTAAAACTTTCATGATGTTCTTCCTTGTGGTCTTCTTTGACTTCTTTGTTGTTCTTCTGGTGCTACTATTGCTCCAGTAATAGATTGTAATTCAGAAACAGCACGTTGATAAAAATTAATAGCTTTTTGTATTCTATCATTTGCTAATCTCATATTACCATCAGCTGCTTGTATTGTAGCCATAGCCATTTCTGCATCTTCATCTTCTAACCAGTGTATAGCACTTAAACTTGTTTTAGTATTAGTATCAGTACTTGAATAACCACCTTCAAATATTTTTTCAGCATCTTTAATATTAGCTAATCTTAACATATCTAATGAAGCTGCATACAATAATGATACATTTTCAAACTCAGTTAATACCCAGTTTTCTGTATTTTCGTCAATTATTGGGGGCGCTGAATAAACAATTACTCCTTTATCTCCATTATTTTGTGCAATGGTAGTCGTTGAGCTTTCCCCCACTTTAGTATACTCTAAATTAGAGCTTGTGTTATTAAAATCAGGGTCTGGTTTAATATATATTTTACCACTTAATTTATAATATGCTGGAAACATTTTTGTAGGAAAAGATAAACTATCAGATTCATCTGTAGCGTGTATATTTTTATCAGGTATTTCATTTGCTACTCTTCTTTTAGTTCCGTCAAAACGATATACCGCTAATATTTTATCGTATGCTACTTCTGAACCATTACCAATAACATTAGTATCTACACTATCAATGGCTTTTCTTCCATATATTTCAGTTTCAGAAGCAATAGACCATAAAAATCTTTCAGGCAATGAAGATACTATAAATTTAGAACCAGCATTGATAAACTCTACTAAGAATTTAGCCTTTGATTCGTTTCCAGTAATGTTGTTAACTTTTTCCCACAATTTCATAATATTATCCTAGCGCAGATGAATCCCCCAAGGGAGAAAGGAGGTAAAGAACCTCAGGGGACCATCTACAATTTAGCTATTATTTCCAAATAGCGTGTGATTCTGGCATCATAAATTCAAAACCAGCTTCTGTTAATATGATGTCTACTCTCTTGTCAACACCTGTGTTTTCAAGATTTTGAACTCCTACGTATACCGCAGTATCTCTATTAACTCCATTACCAACTAGTGGTCTGTAAGCTACGTTGTTCATGTTTAACGCTAGAATCTTAACATCAGTACTATCTAAAGCAACACATCTTGCGATGTTCATGTTACCATAAACAGTAGCGATTTCAGTTACATCTAGTCCCATTACTTTCTTTCTACCTGTAACGGCTAGGTCTGCTTGGAACTGTGAATCAATTCCAATATTGTTCTTAAAGAACCCACCAATTTTGTGGAACCAAGTGTAAACCGCAGTACTACACATGTAGACTGTAGCTTGGTCTTGGTTGTATCTTGGGTCTTGATATTGTGACATATCTTGCAAGAAATCATCAATTGTTTTACTTGCTAGTGTTAAGTCAAATATATTACCATAGTTAAGAACATAGTCAATAGCACCTTGTGTGTGTTGTACACTATCTAGTGATGCTTGAGTACTAAATAAACCAGCGTGTTCAATTTCCCACTTGTGTTCAATTAGTTTTTCTTTCCATGTTCTAGCCCACTCATTTGGTTCATATTTAAGAGCTGTTGCTCTAGCTGTATTTGTCATACCAAACTCAGTTCTAAAAATCTGTGTTTGTCCAAATCCAGTAGAATATGGGTTATCTTTAAAGCTTTCATCAGCTAATCCAGAACCTTCTCCGTAGGAAGTACCTACAACATAAGTTCTTTTAGC